GGTCATATAAAAACATTTAAACCTTATAGAAGGATTAGATGGTTTGAAGATCATAAAAATTTATCTAATTTGGATAGAAAACATAGATTTCATAGGCTAGGCGAAATTGAAAGAGCATCTAAAAATACTCCTATCCAAGGTAGCGGTGCTGATATGATTAAATATGCGTTGTCGTTGATGCTAGAGCATATTAATATCTATAATTTACATGATAAAGTAAAATTAATTACTCAAGTTCATGATGAAATAGGTTGTGAAGTTAAAGAAGAGTGGGTAGATGCTTGGATTGAGGTACAACGAGATTTAATGATGGAAGCAGGTAAGAAGATTTGTAAGTCTGTAGATATGGTTGTAGATCATTCAGTATCAGACAAATGGAGTAAATAATACTAGAAAGGGAGCCAAAGAGAGCAATCAATCGACAGATATATAAAACCACTTGGTATAGGAGCCATATATTATCCAATATCCATTTTATGGGATATATACAACAGACGATTGCACCTTGGAACCCTTAAATATAATTCTAAAAACGATAAAAATAACTTAGGTAAGTAAGCTCAATTAGCGTGTTTTTAGAATTAAAGGGAGTCATCCATGTCTTCCTTGAAAGGTTGCGCTAATTGAGGGAAGAACGAATGATAATAGGGTGCTTACCCGCCCTATTATTAATTTAAAACTTAATCCACATGAGAACAAGCTATTTAATAAAAGAAATAGGCACAAAAGTGATAGAATTGTTGCTTTCAAAAAATGATGATTATGGTGATTCTGCTACACAAGGAGAAGCTATATTTGCAACAGAAATGAATATAAAAAATATGAATCCAAAACAATTTGGTTTGTGCTGTAGAATAGATGATAAATTACATAGAATACAAAATAGTGGAATAACATCAAATACAGAAGATTCAGTGTGGGATTTAGCAGGATATTTTATATTATTGCTTATTACATTGAAACAGCAAAAAAACGATGTTTAGACATATAAAAACATATATAGCTATTAAGAGTACTGATGTAAAAGGAATTAAAGAAGGTTTTGAAGATATGACAGATGAGGGAAAAGTACCATTTGTAAAACCTTTTAAATATAAAAAAGAATGGATATTAATAATAGTAGAATATAAAAAAACTGAATTATGGACAGAAAATTAAATAAGAAAAAAGATAAAGAACAACAAAAACATTTAAAAGCTTGGAAAAAGTCTAATTATTCGGGAACTTCAATAGCTGCAACTGGGCTGGGTAAAACTCGTATGGGTGTATTAGCAATAACAGAATTGTTAGATGATGATCCTAATAAAATAGCATTAGTGATAGTTCCAACAGAAAATCTTCGTGATAAAGAATGGTTAGATGAGTTTAAAAACTGGCATATATCTCATTTACTACCTAGAGTAAAATTTATGTGTATACAATCTGCATATAAACTTACTGGACGTCATTGGGATATTGTAATAGTTGATGAAGTACATACAACTCTATCTCCTGAATATAGAAATTTTTATGAAAATAATTTATGGGACAGATTATATTGTTTAACAGCTACAGCACCAGAAAATAAGGAATATTTAGAATATTTAACTAAAAAAGTCGGACTTATTGGTGCTCCTATAGTTAGAACTACTGATACTAATAAAGCGTTATCATTAGGATTAATATCTCCTTATAAATTATACAATTTAAGTGTAGATTTTACACCAGAAGAAATGTTAGAATATGATAAAGTTAATAAAATGTTTAATCTAGCCACTATCAAATTAGGAGGTATGTTCGTTGCATTTGAAAATGCTACCAAGTATCGCAATGGTAAGGATCCTGAATTAAAGAAATGGGCTAATATATTTTATATAATGATGCAGAAACGTAAGAAAATTTGTTTCAATGCTGTCAATAAAATATCAATAACAAAACAAATTGTTGATAAATTTTCTAACAGAAAAGCTCTGATATTTAGTGAAAATATTATATTTGCAGAGGATTTACAAGAAGCATTAGGAGATGAATGTGTGACATTTCATTCAAAAATGTCTGCTAAAGAAAGAAAAGCAGCACTTAAAACTTTCGATGATAATAGAACTAAAAAGAGAGTAATTTCATCTGTAAAAGCATTAAACTCTGGTCTTAATGTTCCTGAATGTTCTTTAGGTATATGTTGTGCTGGTAGTTCCAAAGCATTGGATAATGTTCAAAGAACTGGTAGAACTTTAAGATTATTAGAAGGTAAAATAGCAATCTATGTTAATTTATATGTTAAAGGTACCCAAGAATTAAAATGGGTTAGAAAACGTACTAAAAAAGACTATCAAACACAATGGATAGATAATATTAATCAAATAAAATCAAAATAAATGGTAATAAAAATTTGTAAAAAGAAAGATAATAAAGATATTATCAAGGTGAATGGTGTTAAATATAAACGTTATAAAAGGTCTAAAGATATTTTTTTAGAGCATCAGCAAGAACATTTAGAAGATATTAATAGAAAACATATTGCTTTTTTAAATGATATGCACCAAGAACAATTGAATGAGGTCGAAAAGTTTTTAGAAGAAGAATGATAGCAATAGGTACACCTTTTATAGAATTATTGACTAAAGATAGTTTAACCTTAAATCAATATTTTGTACTTTATTGTTATGCGTATGATAAAATTCATTTATTAGAGCAATATTTTAGAAGTAATAAAGAAGAAATAAAGTGTGTCCAAGATCTTATTGCAAGAAAATATTTATATTCTGAAAATAATACTAAAACAACATTGATTGATTTATTACCAACAATGAAATGTACTCAGTATATTAAGGATATGGTTGACAGTTATGCTGATATGAAAGCTGAAAATATATTATCTGATGATGAAGAACTGTTTGATCTTATTGATAATATATATAAGAAAGAATTTAAATTATTTCATGATACTTATCCAATTACAACTATTAGAAAAAATGGATTTAGAGCTAGTCTTAGAGAAAACAAGAAACAATGTAAACAGTTTTATATCCAAACATTAAAAGATAAAAAGATTACTAGTTCTATGTTACAAAAATGTTTAGAATATTATATTGATGACAAGAAAAAAGGCGGTGATTTAGCTTATCTTAAAACAATGAAAAATTTTTTAAAGGACGAAACTTGGAGAGACGTTATGGAACAAATGAAAACTTGTTCAAATAAAACAAATGTAGACTATGGAGGAAAACTCATTTAAGGGTATATTAGCCTTTAAACACATAAGCGAATCCACAAAAGAAATTGTAGAATATATCGATTCTAGAAGAAAAGGCGAAGAGAAATCTTTGAAAACTAGATGGGATAAATTAAATAATTTCTGGATGGGAGGAATAGATTGGAATACTATAGTAACTATAGGTGGTATGTCAGGTTGTGGCAAATCATCTATAGCAAATGAATTAGAAACTAGTTTGTTTGACCATAATCCCGATCAAAATTTTGCTGTACTTTCATTCAACTTTGAAATGATAGCAATGAAACAAGTAGGTAGAAAAATATCATCTAAATTAGGACTGACTGTAGGAGAATTGTATTCAAGTAAAGAAAGTCTTAATGATGATACATTTTCTAAAGTCACTGATGTAGCAGATGAAATATCTGATACTTATAACATACATTATGTAGATGTACCTGGCACGGTTGAAGAAATCTACAAAACAATTTTACATTTTGCTGGTAATAAATTGAAAAATGATCCTGATATAGGTATAGTTATTATGTTAGATCACACTCTTTTAACCAAAGGTAGACAAAGAGATAGTGAGCGAGAAATATTAGCTCGTTTATATAGAATGTTTATGACAGTTAAAAAACAAGTAAAGTGTATAGCAATAGTATTAAGTCAATTAAATAGAAACTTGGAATCTTCAGATAGGTTATCAAATCCTTTACTTCATTATCCAATGAAAAAAGATATATTTGGTAGTGATGCTGTATTTCATGGATCTGATTATGTACTTATAACACATAAACCTTTTATGCTTAATTTACAAACCTATGGGCCTAATAATTTACCGATTATGAATCCTATGAATTCTCAACAAGCTATGATCTACTGGCATTTAATTAAAAATAGAGATGGTGAGAGTGGTTTAGTATTAAGTATGACTGATAGTTTAAAGTATAATAAAGTTGATGAATATTATGAACCTGGTAAAATAGATTTAAATAATTAAAATTAAGAATTATGGAAGAAATGATAAATATAACAGTAACAGCTATATCTCTTGGTATAGGTTTAGTTCTTGGTGCATTTTGGATGTTTGTAATAATGCGTAAGGATGAACTGGCAATGATGGAAGAATTAGATTCAAAAACTAGACTATTAGAATCTTATGAAGCATGGGTAAAAAATGGAGGAGATAAAGATGAAGAAGCATACGGAGTAGATAAACCTTCTAGTATACTTGATATAGAAGCTACGATAAAATGATGAGTAAAGAAAAAGCAATAGAAATTTATAAAAACTTAGAGAAAACCATCAAAAGAATGGGAAAAGGTTCTCATGTTGAACACAAAAATGAAACATACGAGATTCCAAGAGTTCGTAAAAGTAAATTAATCAGAATTAAAAATAAATTAATAGAGAAATATGGAAAAATGTAAAGAACGTGCAGAAATGCAAAAACAAATTGGAGAACTAACTGATATTGTTGAAAAGTTAGCAAAAATGGTAAAAGATAATAGAGAGTGGATTGCAAAAAATGCTGAGCTGGCAAAGAAAACAGCAGATATTTTAACAACAATGTCTAAATTAGTAACTAAATAAATAAATGGCACAAGAAATTTTAATAATCGGAGAAAGTGGTTCAGGGAAATCCACAAGTTTAGAAAACTTAGACCCTAATTCAACATTTATAATCAATGTTGCAAAGAAACCAATGCCTTTTAGAGGTTGGAAAAATAGTTATAGTAAATTATCTAAGGATAATCCACAAGGTAACTATATAGAATCTGATAATCATGCTACTATAGTATCAACGTTAAAACATATTAATAACAATATGTCTAATATTAAAACTGTAGTTATAGATGATTTTCAATATCTAATGGCAAATGAATACATGCGTAGAGCTAATGAACGTGGATTTGATAAATTTACTGATATTGGTTTACACGCTTGGGAAGTAGCAAATGCTGGCAAAAATCTGCGTGAAGATATGACATTTGTTATGATTGGTCACGCAGAGCAATCAATGGATTTACAAGGTAATAGACGGTTAAAATTTAAAACTGTTGGTAAATTAGTTG